ATGTGCAGCTAAATGAGTTGGTGTCTTCTATTATGAACAAGGACTTTGCTTCTTGTCGTAAATGGGTGACAAACAACCTTGACAATGATATCACCAGAATCTTTAGAAACATCTATGATGGTTTGTATGAGAAGTTGAAACCAAACTCTGTACCACAGATGGTTCTGATATTGGCCAAGTATCAATATCAATCAGCCTTTGTTGCAGACCATGAAATCAATTTGATTGCTTGCCTGACCGAACTTATGGTTGAATGTGAATTCAAATGAGCCCGTTCGATTATGCAGATTACATCCTCAGAAAGAAGACACCGGAAGGTGACCTAGATTTCAAGGATTATGCACCCTTCCTAATCAACAGGTCTTTATCTAATCACCTGGACTGTGTGTTATTTGTTAACGAAATCAACATGTGGTCAGGTATTGACAAAGACATGCAATACCAGTATCTTCTAAATAGTATCAGGCCCATGAAACGGAAGTTTGTTCCGTGGCAAAAAGCCGATTCTGATAAGGATATTGAGTGTGTGAAAATCTATTTTGGATATTCAAACGCCAAGGCTAAAGAAGCCCTTCGTATTCTTACTGATGAACAAATCGCTGATATAAAAACAAAAATAGATACAGGCGGAGTGAAGAATAATGATAGACATTAAAGACCTAGTTGAAGTGACATTGGATGAAAAAGATGATTTTTTAAAAGTTCGTGAAACACTGACACGGATCGGTGTTGCGTCCAAGAAAGATAAGACACTATATCAATCTTGCCACATACTACACAAGCGTGGACTATACTACGTGGTACATTTCAAAGAATTGTTTGCCCTTGACGGTAAACCAACCGACATTACCGAAAATGACCTATCCCGTAGGAATGCAATCGTAAACCTATTGGAAGATTGGGGTCTGGTAAAGATTGTCAACAAAAAGCAAACTGAGGTGCCCGCACCTATTTTCCTTTCACAGGTAAAAATTCTGTCTCACAAAGAGAAGAATGAGTGGCAATTAACACCCAAGTACAATATTGGTAAAAAACCACAACCGGCTTGACAACCTGTATAAATAATACTATAATAATGGTGCCGTGCTCTTTGAGGCGGCAATTTTTTAATCTTGCTTTTTAAGGAGAAAACTATGACAGGATTACTGTTTCCAAAATTTGACCAACTGTACCCAAACATGATTGGTCTAGACCAGATTACCGATATGTTGCAAGCTGCAACCAAAGATATTGCGAAATCTGTACCATCTTATCCCCCATACAATATCAAACAAGTCAAAGACAACAAGTATGTCATTGAAATGGCTGTTGCTGGTTTTGCAAAGTCTGATATTGAAATTACTATGGACGGTAATAAGTTGGCTATCAAAGGTTCCTCTAAAGAGGACGAAAGCCAAGACTATATCTACAAAGGTATTGCCAATCGTGCTTTCGAACGCACATTCACACTAAAAGATACCATCGAAATTAAGAATGCTGAATTGGTTAATGGTATGCTTAAAGTGTGGTTGGAGAATATGGTCAAGGCACAAGATGCCATCAAAAAAATCTCTATTCAAACTAAGGATGAATGATGTTTAAAAGACTTCTTTCAAACATCTTAGAAGCCATAGAGGCCATCAAAAAACACAGAACGGACCGTACCTTAAAAGGTAGATAACCACAAGGGGTCTTGACTGACCCCTTTTTTTGTTGTATAATGGTGTCATTATGAAAACTGTTAAAACTTCCATCCAAAAATTACGCAATCGCTTGAACCCAAGTGAAATCTATTTTACTCAATCCGATTGGGATCCCAAAGAGATTGATGGTGTATTGTTTCTGCCTGTGGCGGAACAGATACCAATTCCTAGAGGCCGCATGTTAAAGTGGATGCGTAAAGATTCTTTGGAATATGTCAAATAACGCCCGTATAGCTTAATGGTAAAGCAGGGGACTCATAATCCCTTGAGTGGTGGTTCGATCCCATCTGCGGGCACCAAATAAAAGGAATAACATGTCAGCTACATTAGCAAATTTAGAAAAGGCCTTGGCTGGAGAGTCAATGGCACATATCAAGTATCGTTACTTTGCCAGGATTGCTCGTGAAGAAGGTTATGAAGATGTTGCAAAACACTTTGAACACACAGCAGACCAAGAAATCAAACATGCATGGGGACACCTAGAATTGTTGATTGGTAAACCTTCTACCAAAGAATGCTTACAAAAAGCAATTGAAGGTGAGACTTATGAGTTTACTACAATGTATCCAGAATTTGAAACAATCGCAAATCGTGAAGGTGAACTTCATGTTGAAAAAGAAATGCGTAGTCAGATTGAAGAATCATTTGAACATGCTCAACAATTTAAAGATGTGTTAGCTAAAGCAGAAAAGCGTTTTGCGGCTTTGAAGAAAGTTGAAGAACGCCATGCAAATGCATATAAACAAGTATTGGGAGGTCTACAATGAAACCAGATCACATATGCGTAGTTTGTGGCCATGTCCACGATGAAGAAACAGAAGGTAAGTGGGAAGACTTGCCAGAAGATTTCTTGTGTCCAGAATGTGGCGTAGGTAAGGACGAATACGAAGTTCTATGAAACAAAAATTTCGTGATGCGTATATGAAAGTGGCCGAGACATTCGCAGGATTGTCAACGGCTCGTAGACTTCATGTTGGTGCCATTGTAGTCAAAGACGATAGAATTATATCTATTGGCTACAATGGTATGCCATCAGGTTGGGATAACAACTGTGAAGATAAAGAATATATGGACCAAACGGCGGGTGGTTGGTTGTCCCCTGAAGAAATTGAAGAACAGTGGCCATGGAGTGAACAACAGTTACCAAAAACTGAAGACCTTCCATGGCTTCGTTATAAACTAACAACCAAACCGGAGGTATTACATGCGGAAACTAATGCAATCGCTAAGCTGGCAAGATCAAATGAATCTGGCCTTGGTGCTCATCTCTTTGTTACTCATGCACCTTGTTTGGACTGTGCCAAGCTTGTTTACCAATCTGGTATCAGTAGTGTTTATTATCGCAATAGTTATCGTATCCAAGATGGCTTACAATTCTTGGAAAAAGCAGGAGTGAAAGTGGAAAAGATGTGAAACTCTAAATAAGCATGGGACATTATCGTCCAAAGGAGTTCCCATGCTTGTTAAGGTAGTCAATTGTCCAGACAAAGACTTTAAGCCTTTCGTGGAAAGAGCCGCATTATTCTATTCCAAAGAGCTCGTACCAAACTCCAGAATACGGAACAACTGTTCCGTGGAAATTAAATTTGACGAAAACATAAAAGAATATGGTTTTGCAAGTGTCGAGGAATACAACACAAGAAAACAACCTCGAAAATTTCTAATAGAAATACATCCGCATATTGGTTCTAGAAGAATACTGGAAACATTGGCCCATGAAATGGTTCATGTCAAACAATATATTCAGGATGAAACGAATGACCAATTGTCCAAGTGGCGTGGTAAAAAAATCAACTCAGACAAAGTGGACTATTGGGTTCAACCATGGGAAATAGATGCCTATGGCCGTGAAACCGGACTACTAACAAAATTTGCCATATCTGAAAATTTATGGGAAATCTTTAACGATTTCAAAAATCCAACAGACCCAATAAAACATACACCCATAGCATGGAAAAAAATATAAAAAATATTTTTAAAAAACCGCTTGCCACGGCTTAAAGTTTACTATATAATACAAACATATTTAATTTTTAGAAAGAAAAAAGTGTCTCTCATATCCCATAAGCCCTTTATGTTACAACCAGAGTATCGCACAGTTAATTGCGCCGATAGCTCATGGGCGATTACAACCGGGTTTTGTGTGAAGATGGAGAGTTAAAACAGAAGTTCTAAAAAAGACTCCAAACACAAGACCCTAGACCTAAAAAATCTAGGGTTTTTTGTTTGTTGTTTCAATACAACAGTGTAGTTGCCAGGACCTTTGGTTCTGTTACAATACACACTTGTTCTTTAAAAATTTGTTGTAGTTTATTCCCGAATGGTGTAGTGGTAGCACAGGAGCCTTTGAAGTTCTTAGTATAAGTTCGATTCTTATTTCGGGTGCCATATTGAAATGCATTTCAGCGGCATAGGCCGTGGCGGATAGTTTCTGTTTAGTACAGTATCCGAAGTGTGTTTCAATATGGTACATTATTAGTAACGCATGAGCAGGTTATTAACTTCCGCTGGTTACGGCAACACCGTAAGTGAGTGAAGGATAATGTATCAACAATTAATGGAAGTGTGGCAGAGTCCGGTTTATTGCAGCAGTCTTGAAAACTGCCGATCAGAAATGGTCCGTGAGTTCGAATCTCACCGCTTCCACCAATTTTAACTGGGTATATGATAGTGGCAGTCGCCGAGGTTTGGAACCTTGTAGTGCAAGTTCGATTCTTGCTACCCAGACCAAAAACGGAGAGCGGGCAGGACGGTAATGCAGCGGATTGCTAATCCGTAGGCTCACGAAAGTGGGTCACAGGGTTCGACTCCCTGGCTCTCCACCAATGCCAGCGAGACTTGGTAGTCAGAGAGGTCTTATACACCTTTTAGCGCCAGATTAGCGTTCTTGATAGGGTTCGATTCCCTACGCTGGTACCAAATTTTGTAGGTGTGACCCGAAAGGCTAGGGAGCAGATTGCAAATCTGTTTTATGCAGGTTCGATTCCTGTCACCTACTCCATTTTCCATAAAGGTTGTTTTTAAGACCTTTATGACTGGTTTTTGTTTATAAAGGTTGTTTTTACGACCTTTATGACAGTGTTGTATGTTTACAACAACTTGAAAATAGATGTTGACAAAACCTCTGGTTGTGTTATACTACATGCATGAGTTGAGAAAACAACATAAAAAATCAAAGTTGTATGAAAACAACAGACTGGTTGACAAGTTAACTGGTTCATGTATAATACGATTTATCGGTTGAGAAATCAACATGTTCTTTAAAAATTTGTTGTAGTTAATGCACCTATCGTCTATCGGTTAGGACGCTGCCCTTTCAAGGCGGAAAGAGGAGTTCGATTCTCCTTAGGTGTACCATTTGTTTAGTGTTATCAAGGTATCGTGTATGGACGCATACACTATCCGGGTCAAAGCTGCCGGCGACTGATCCTGACATAACTGCATCGGCCTTGAGTATGTTTAGCGGCTATCTCAGAATTTGCACGATAACACTAAACAAATGGTAAAATTATTTTTTAAAAAGGAGACTGTCATGGAAAGTGACAAGAGTGACAAGATGCTGGGGGTATAACTTAACGGCTAAAGTAGCTGGCTTTTAACCAGTAAATCAGAGTTCGATTCTCTGTGCCCCTACCATATAAAAACATATTTGACTAAATTCGGGTTCATCCGTGTGAGAGTAATCTCCTATATCAAGTATGTTTCTATATGGTAATTATATAAGAACACATTCACGGTCGGGATACCAGCAACTGGACGCAGGTGCTGTCCTAAAGAGCAGGCATGCTTACCGAAAGCTGGAAACGAATGTGTTCCTATATGATAATTATATAAAAACACATTCAACTAATGACACGGGTGGTAGCCGTGTATCTTAGTGGGCTAAAGAACTACTACGCCTGAGTGTGTTCCTATATGATAATTTTGGAGATACGGCACAGATGGTGAGGTGCGGCAGACTGTAAATCTGTTCTTTCGGGTGAATTGGTTCGAATCCATTTATCTCCACCAAATCTCGTTACTACTTCCGTTAAAGTAGCGCTTGATTAGCGATAGAGATCCGGTGGCAGAAAACCGTAAGCGTAAGGATGGAGACTACCCTTACAGACTCTGATAGGCAGAATCCTAACTGCACACAGACTCAGAATAAAATGGATGGACAGGGTAACAACTCAATTAAGGGCTGGCGTGGAACCCAGTAGCTTATACTAATTTTGGTCTCAAAGTGTTCATGGACGCACGTATGCCTGTCACGCATAAAGAAGGGGATCGTTACCCCTTGGGACCGCCAAGTTTTATTCCCCAGTAGCACAGCGGTAGTTGCACTTGACTGTTAATCAAGGTGTCCGTGGTTCGATCCCACGCTGGGGAGCCAAATTATTGTGGTAGAGCAAGCATGGTGTAGGCGCTTCGCTGTTAACGAAGAATGAGCTAGGTTCGATCCCTAGTACCACAGCCAAGTTTTAGAATAGGTTCAGCAAACAAAAAGCATTCAACTTGTAATTGAAAACGCAAAAACTATTCTGTTGTATTATCCGTGTGTAGCTCAGCTAGGTAGAGCTCCTGGTTTGGGACCAGGTGGTCGCATGTTCGAATCGTGTCACACGGACCAATTTCGCCTTTGTTGACGGCGTATAATAGGATAAATTGTCAACAACGAATTTTGGGCTGGTAGTGATAATGGGAGCACAGGGGCTTTGCAA